GCGGGTGAGTATTTTGCTATTGGGGTTGGTGGTGCAGTCACTGGTAAAGGTGCAGATCTATTGATTATTGATGATCCGCATTCAGAACAAGAGGCACGATTGGCAGCACACAAGCCAGAAGTGTTTGATTCGGTGTATGAGTGGTATACGTCTGGGCCAAGACAGCGACTCCAACCCGGTGGACGGATTGTCATTGTAATGACTAGATGGTCGTTAAGAGATCTGACGGGTCAGGTTATCAAATCAAGCGGCACGCGTGGCGGTGATGAATGGAAAATTATTGAATTGCCGGCGATTTTGCCCTCGGGGCGGTCGTTATGGCCGGAGTTTTGGCGACTTGAAGAGCTTATGTCGCTCAAAGAAGAGCTACCCGTTGGGAAATGGCTTGCTCAATATCAGCAACAACCAACCGCAGAAGAAGGCGCGATTGTCAAAAGGGAGTGGTGGAGACGCTGGGAAGGAGATAGACCGCCACCTTGTGATTTTGTCCTGCAAAGCTGGGATACGGCGTTCCTTAAAAGCCAGCGAGCTGACTATTCGGCCTGTACAACTTGGGGTATTTGGACAAATGAAGAAGGCGATACCAACATTATTCTGTTAGATGCCTTCAAAGACAGGTATGAGTTCCCAGAGTTAAAGCAAAAAGCTTATGAAACGTACATGGAATGGCAACCTGATGTGTTTTTGGTGGAAGCCAAGGCCGCGGGTAGCCCGTTGATCTTTGAATTAAGAAAAATGGGCATACCGGTGAGCGAATTTACGCCAACCAAAGGTAATGACAAGATTGTTAGGCTCAATGCGGTGGCGGATTTGTTTGCATCGGGGCGAATTTGGGTGCCAGATCGCAAGTTTGCAGACGAATTGATTGAAGAAGTTGCAGCTTTTCCTGCTGGTGAGCATGATGACCTAGTGGACTCAACAACCCAAGCCTTGCTACGCTTCCGTACCGGGGGATTTTTATCGCTTCAGTCTGATGACCACGATAACAGTCCAATACAACCCCGAAGACACAGTTATTACTAGGAGCCATGATGGCAATTGCACCCGCACTCTACCCCGCACCCCTTGGTTTGGACGCCGCTATGGATGAACCAACCGAAGTGGAGATCGAAATTGAAGACCCTGAGTCTGTCACGATTGCAACAGACGGCGTGGAAATTACGCTTGAACACGAACCTGAATACCCAACAGACCATGACGCCAATCTAGCGGAATATATCGACGAGCGTGAGCTAAGTACCATTGCATCAGACTTACTTGATGACTACGAAACCGATCAGTCATCCAGGAAAGAGTGGGTGGATACGTATGTTGATGGTTTGAAGTTACTAGGACTAAAGTATGAGGATCGTACAGAGCCCTGGCCGGGAGCCTGCGGTGTGTTCTATCCGTTGTTATCCGAAGCAGCCGTTCGTTTCCAGGCCGAGTCCATCATGGAAACATTTCCTGCGTCCGGTCCTGTAAAAACGCAAATTGTTGGCGTATTAAACAAAGAAAAAGAAGACGCAGCCGAGCGAGTCAAAGAAGACATGAACTGGCGTCTAACAGAACAAATGCCAGAGTACCGACCCGAACATGAAAAGATGCTTTGGTCGTTAGCCTTAGCCGGCTCAGCATTTAAAAAGGTCTACTACGATCCGTCTCTAGGCAGACAGGTATCTATGTTTGTGCCTGCGGAGGATCTTGTCGTACCCTACGGCGCAACAGAGTTGCGGTCTTCGCCACGCATTACGCAAATCATGCGTAAAACAAAGAACGAAGTTAAAAAACTTCAGCACGCAGGACTGTGGCGCGACATCGATCTTGGTGAGCCAACAACTGTCCTTGACGATATTGAAAAGCGCAAGGCTGAAGAACAAGGCATGTCAGCCACAATGGATGATCGTTACCGCATCCTTGAAATGTGTGTCGACTTAGATCTGCCAGGATTTGAGGACTCAGACAAACAAGGCCCAACTGGTATCGCGCTGCCTTATATTGTGACCATTGATAAAGGCACAAGCAAGATATTAGCAATACGTAGAAACTGGTATGACGACGATCCGCTTAAATTAAAACGGATGCATTATACCCATTACATATATATTCCTGGATTTGGGTTTTATGGGTTCGGATTAATACATTTAGTTGGTGGATTCGCAAAATCCGGCACATCATTAATTAGACAGTTAGTTGATGCAGGCACATTATCTAATTTACCGGGCGGATTAAAATCACGCGGTTTGCGTGTTAAAGGTGACGATACGCCAATATCACCAGGGGAGTTTAGAGACGTAGATGTCCCGTCAGGATCTATAAGGGACAATATATTACCACTGCCCTATAAAGAACCAAGCCAAGTGTTATATCAATTGCTTGGAACGATTGTTGAAGAGGGGAGACGATTTGCTGCTACCGCAGATATGCAAATCAGTGATTTATCTGCAAATACCCCAGTAGGAACAACACTAGCAGTATTAGAGCGCACATTAAAAGTAATGTCTGCGGTACAGGCGCGTTTGCATTATTCAATGCGTCAGGAGTTTAAATTATTAGCCGCGATTATAAGAGATTATTTGCCGTCTGAATATAACTACGATGTTGATTCACCGATAGGCAGAATGGTAAAACAGGCAGATTATGACAATGTAGACGTTATACCTGTTTCTGATCCAAATGCAACGACACTTGCCCAGCGGGTTACGCAATATCAAGCGGTGTTGCAGCTAGCAGCACAAGCCCCGCAGATCTACGACATGCCGGAGTTGCATAAAAGGATGCTAGGCGTATTGGGTATTAAAGAAATAGACAAGCTCATACCAGTGACCAAACAGCAAGAGCCTCGTGATCCAATCACAGAGAACATGGATATTTTGAACATGAAGCCTGTGAAAGCGTTTATTTATCAGGATCACGATGCACATATTGCTGTGCATATGGCTGCACTCAATGATCCGTTGCTACGACAACAGATGCAACAAAACCCAATGTCGGGGCAGATGATGGCTGCGGCAATGGCGCATGTAAATGAACATCTGGCTTTCTTATATCGCCGCAAGATGGAAGAGCAATTGGGTGTGCCGTTGCCACCGCCGAATACGCGTATGCCTGAAGACTTTGAGGTACAGGTATCGCGGTTGGCCGCACAGGCCGCACAACAATTGTTAGCGCAGAACACGCAGCAAGCACAAATGGCGCAGAACATGCAGGCCCAACAAGATCCTGTGGTGCAAATGCAGCAACAGGAATTGCAAATCAAAGCCGCGCGGGAGCAACGTGAAGCCGCAAAAGACGCTGCCGATATTCAATTAAAACAACAAGCGCAAGCGCAAAAAGTCATGCTTGAGCAAGAGCGCCTTGCATCAAACGAACGGATTAACAACCAAAACAACCAAGTCAAGATGATTGACAAGGCTGCTGAAATCCAACGAGGTATGTGATGGAGTTTTCTGAGGCGGTAAGCCTGGAAATAAACAAGCAAATCCGCTATGCGGAGGAACAGCTTGCACAAGGAAGTATCAAGTCCTTTGAGGACTATAAGTTCGTCTGCGGTCAGATCCAAGGTCTTTTGATCGCAAGACGCATAAACGAAGACCTTGCAAACCGGATGAAGGATTACGATGACTGATTTGTCAGAGGTAGTAAACGAAGAGGAGCAGGCAACGCAACTTCCAACGCCTACGGGTTATCGGATGCTCTGCGCTTTACCAGAGGTGGAGGATAAATTTACCAATGGTTTATTTAAGCCCGATTCGTTAGCCAAGCTAGAGGAGTTCAGCACAGTCGTTTTGTTTGTCATTAAACAGGGCGCAGATTGTTATAAGGACACCGCAAAGTTCCCAACAGGACCGTGGTGCAAAGAAGGAGATTTTGTGCTGGTACGTGCTTACTCAGGCACGCGTTTCAAAATTCATGGCCGGGAGTTTCGGCTAATCAATGACGATACCGTAGAGGGAGTCGTCGAAGATCCACGCGGGTATAGCCGCGCATAAAGGAGCCGTTATGGCAGTAGAGCAAGAAGGAAAGATTGAAGTTGAGGTAGAAGGTGAAGGCGCAACAGAAATAGAAATTGTTGATGACACGCCTGAATCCGACCGTAATGCAACACCGATCAAAAGCGATCCTGAAGACATACCTGATGACGAAATCCGTCAATACTCTGACAACGTCAAAAAACGCATACAGCAATTAACACATGCAAGACATGATGAGCGTCGCGCCAAAGAAGAGGCGTTGCGTGAACGTGAAGCAGCAATTGCCTATGCAAAACAGATTGCGGATGAAAACAACAAGCTTAAGGAAAAGCTAACAACCGGCGAATCAACGCTAATTAAAACGATGCAAGTGGCGACCGAGAAAGAACTCGACGAAGCCAAGCGCAAGTACAAAGAAGCGTTGTATACAGGTGATGCTGACAAGATAACAACTGCCCAGGAAGAACTGAGCAAAGCGGTTATCAAAGCTGAAAAAGTTAAGGGATTTAAGCCGGCTGCACAAGAACAGTTGCAAATGGCTGAAAATCAAACATATAATCAACCAAGTCCTCCGCAGTATATTGATAACAGAGCCTCGCGCTGGAAAGCTAGCAATCCGTGGTTTGGGCAATCTGGCGAGCCCGGAGTGGATGATGAGATGTCCCATTTTGCGATGGGCGTCCATAAGAAACTCACGCGAGAGCATGGTGATCACTATGCTGCAACTGACGAATACTACGAGCGTATTGATGCTCGCATGAGGGAAAAATTCCCTGAGTACTTTGGCAAACAGGCTGGGCCAGAGTCATACCGCAAGCCTGCTAGTTCGGTGGTTGCCCCGGCAACGCGCAGCTCGCCACCTAAAAAATTGAAGCTGACCGCCTCGGAAGCTAGTGCTGCCCGCAGGATTGGAGTGCCGCTTGAACATTACGCCAAGGAATTGGCAAAACTCCGTATGGAAGGAAAGCTATGAGCCGCGAATCCCGTGAAGCACAGACCCGTGAACAGACGGAACGTCCTAAGCAGTGGAAGCCGCCAAGCTCATTGCCTGATCCTACCCCGCGGGACGGATGGAAACATCGCTGGGTCAGAACATCCATTCTAGGAAAAGAAGACGCCAGAAATGTAGCAACCCGTCATCAGGATGGATTTGAACCATGCAAGTGGGAAGACTATCCAGAAGTAGCCCGAGCCATGCTCGCAAACGGACCTCAAACCGGAAACATTGAGATTGGTGGATTAATGCTGTGCCGCGCCCCTGTGGACATGGTCGAGCAACGTAATGGTTATTACATGCAGCAAGCTCGTGATTGGATGCAGAGTGTGGACAGTAATTTCATGCGCGAAAACGACCCACGGATGCCGCTCTTTAATGAGAAGCGATCTGAGGTCCGATTCGGTAAGAGATAAACCTCATTTGGAGTAAAGCAAATGGCTTACCCGACTATTTCAGGCCCATACGGTCTGCGTCCGGTCAATTTGATCGGCGGTCAGGTGTTTGCCGGAGCCACTCGCCAGCGCCGTATTTATGATTCGACGCAAAGCAGCATTGGTTTTGGTGACCCTGTAAAGTTTGATAGCAATGGTTGTGTTGTTGTCTGTACAGAAACAACGACTGCCCCAACCACTGGCTTTGCTGGTGTGTTTATGGGCTGCACGTTTGTTTCGTCTGTTACGGGCCAGCCAACTTTTTCCCAGGCTTGGATTGCCAATACTTCGGTAGCAAGCAATACCAACATCATCGCGTACATCTGCGAAGATCCTGATCAGTTGTTCCAGGTTTGCGGTGTAAGCGGCACGACGGTTGTGTCTACAACTTCTGGCTTCACCTATACCGATATTGGTCTGAATGTATCCTTGGTAGCAAATACCTTGAATACAACGACCAAAGATTCACGGTATGCAGCGTTGATTACCAGCGGTAATACGACTCAAACCCTCCCAATGCGTGTCATTGACGTAGTGCCTGACACGGCATTTACCTATAGCGGTACTCTGTACTACCCAGAAATCATCGTTAAGTTCAATGCAGCTTATGTAGTGCAGGCGACTGGCGTGGTGACCGGTGGTCATGCGTACAACAACCCAGTTGGTCTGTAAGGGGAACATAAATGGCTATTTCACGCGCACAACTACTGAAAGAGCTACTCCCCGGATTGAACGCATTGTTCGGTCTTGAGTACGCTCGCTATGGTGAAGAACACAAAGAGATCTACGAAACCGAGACCTCTGAGCGTTCATTTGAAGAGGAAACCAAGCTGTCTGGATTCTCGGCCGCACCGGTCAAGAACGAAGGCGCTGCGATTCGTTATGACAACGCGCAGGAAGCTTGGACAGCTCGCTACACCCACGAGACGATTGCTATGGGTTTCTCGATTACCGAAGAGGCAATCGAAGACAACCTGTACGATTCGCTCAGCTCACGTTATACCAAGGCACTTGCACGCGCCATGGCATACACCAAGCAGGTGAAAGCAGCAGCCGTATTGAACAACGGATGGGCATCAAGCGTTACTTACGGTGACGGCCAGCCTCTGTTCTCTACAGCACATCCTCTTGTATCCGGCGGCACTAACAGCAACACGCCCGCGACCCAGGCAGACTTGAACGAGACTTCGTTGGAAAACGCAGTCATTCAAATCGCAGCTTGGACCGACGAACGTGATCTGTTGATTGCAGCTCGCCCACGCAAGCTTATCGTTCCTCCCAACCTCCAGTTCGTGGCAACGCGTCTGTTGGAAACCGAACTCCGTGTCGGCACCAACAACAACGACATCAACGCCATCAAGAACAACGGTTCGATCCCAGAAGGCTATACGATCAACCACTTCTTGACCGACACGAACGGCTGGTTCCTCACCACCGATGTACCCAACGGATTGAAGCACTTCGTGCGGACACCGATGAGTACTGGAATGGACGGTGACTTTGACACAGGGAACGTGCGTTACAAAGCCCGTGAGCGTTATTCCTTTGGCGTATCGGATCCATTAGGGATCTTTGGTAGCCAGGGCGCATAACAGCAAGCTCTTTGTAAACAACAGAAGGGGGTTGCGGCCCCCTTTTGTTTGTCCTATAATTCTCTGTGTCAAAGACAGGAGAAAGAAATGGACACTACAAACCTACCCAAAACCCGCAAAGAAGCTCAAGACTCAGGAGCTAAGTATTACTTCACAGGCGAACCCTGTAAGTACGGTCACATAGCGCCACGCAAAACAAAAGGTTCTTGCGTTGAATGCCTAAAGGTTGAATGGGAAAAAGCCAATACCACTAGGGCAGATTACTTCCGCGAGTACAACAAATCAGAAGCCGGACAGAAGGCCAAGCGCAAGT